GTCATAACAGTATGTAGAATCAAACATTCACAATAGCTCTTATTAGGATGACTGGTAACTATATCAAATATTTCCGGAAACTCTTCTTTGATACTGATAAATTTTAAGTTAGGTTGATACCAAAAGTTATTACGATAGGGCTCACAATGCTCACTGGTATCTACAAGATAAATTGTAGAATCATTTTTCGTTAAAGCATCTAAGCTAGCCACTGTGGTAATAGTTTGTCGAAAACGTTCTTCATTGGAGAAGTAACTTCGAACCTTACTGTAGGTTAAAGGATGCTCGTTTTTAACCTCGATGCAACTGGTGATAATAAAGGCTAATTTCATTTTCTATAATAATCGTATTGTTGAACTTTTCTCAACCATGCGTCTAATTGCGGATGCACGACCTTATCCTCACAATTGGCCGTAGCCCATACATGACAGCTTCTAGGATTGATTTCATCGATGCGTTCCAGCGCTTCAATAAACTGCCTATGTTCTCGACAGCGGAAACCAGTAACACCTTGTATAACTGTTTCAGTAAATCCACCCCAGTCTGTGGTGATAGCAGGAGTGCCGCTCATATATCCTTCTACTACCATATTGCCAAAGGGTTCTACATAGTAAGTCGGCCCCAGTATGGCCTTGGCTCTAGACATTAATTTACGTCGTTGGTCAGCATCACATAATCCTGCTAGAGTTACGTGTTTTGGTATTGTAGAATATCCAAGATCTCTTAGGTCGCCGCGTCCTGCAATGATCAATTTCTTACCTGCCGACTGTGTGGCTTGAATAGCAATATCTATTCCTTTGGCAGGAATGACTCGACCAAAGTATAAGAAGTAATCGTCCTTGTCCTCGGAGTAATCAAACTCATCTTCGGAAATAGCATTGTAGATCACAGTGTCAAACCAACTAGGGCTCATTAACATGCCTCTTTCACCGTAGAACATGTGCATTTGTGCTTGGCTGGTAAATGCTCGGAATGGGGCAAACACTGCCTTGGTCTCATAGCCAATACTATGTTCTACTGCTCTGAGGTCTGGATTAAGCTCGCAGGCTCCTTTATTTTCCCAACCGTGATAGCATAATATCATATCGCCAGCTTGCTTACAAGCGGCAATAGCAGCACCTGCTCTGTCGTTATAGATTTTAGCATCGACACCACTATTATCAGTGTGCTTATCTAAGCAAGGTACTAACTCACAATCTACTTCAGTACCAGGAACACCATAGTGCACACAGTTCCAACCGTATTGTGTCATGTATTTCATAAACTTGACTGCTAGAACACTAAACGGATCGTCTCTTCTATTAATATTAACTGCTGCATGTGGATTTGATAGGATGTGTAATGTTGACATATACATAATTATCATTACATCATGGCGGGCCCTAGAGGAATTGAACCCCTATCACCGCGATCGGAACACGGTGTTCTATCCGTTGAACTAAGGACCCTTGAGATATTTAACTCAAAAAAATAGGACCCTGAGGTCCTATTCTTACATAGTCGGTCCGTTGCCGTTCTTAAAACCTACCGTACCACCTTCTGCTTCTATACGCTTCATAGCGTCTTCAAATAAGATAGGTGCAAAGTCAGTTTGTTCAACACAAGCACACCAGTAGCGCGGATCAATCTCATTGCTGTATAAGATTTCACCAGTCTTAGCATCGACGCCGCGAGCCTTCATAACACGGTTGGCATGTAAGTGACCGTGAATGTTAGTACCAAAGCGACCTAAACTTGCTTCATGAACAGGGATGTGACTTAAGATCATACCGTTCATCACATGGTAGGCCCTCAATTCTCTAAAGTACATCCTGTACTCGTCATCACGAAAAATGTCGTGGTTGCCGCGGATTAAGACCTTGTCGCCATTTAAGCGGGCTAACGTAGGTAATGCCCTGCGGTTGATAACAACATCGCCTAAAAAATAACACTTGTCTTTTGGACGAACTTTTTCGTTATATCTTTTAATTAATTCTTCATCCATTTCCTCGGCATTATCCCAAGGCCGTAATTTGGTCACACCATCGTTTCGCATAAAACGACAAACTCCTTGGTGTCCAAAATGTGGATCAGAATATAAAAATACTGCTGGCATATCGATCTCCTTTCTTTAATATTGTATTATAACACCAATAGACTAAACTGTCAATTATTTGTCAACAAATACATTGTGACTTCGGGACCGTCTAACAATACTATATCCTGCGGATATTTATTGCCCGAGCCCCAATTATTTTTTAATGGTTTAACACCAACCATTTTGGGATTGAGTTTCTTAACAATGCCAATCATCAAACTATTACTAGACGGATATGCCACACAATCGCCTACTTTGAGCAATCGTCCCAATTTGTCTTTATGTTCGATGGGTTCTTTAACTTTCTTTTCAGACATATTCAATCCTGTATTGTGAATGTGGGTAATGTTCCATAAGCCATTCTAGCAAACCATCCTCATAGGGAAGATTTACAGAGCCGTCGTAGTTTGTAATATACATTATACCGCTTTCCAAATTTCCTTAAAACCTTCATCTTCCGTTGGCATCTCAAAACTGGCCAACATACCTTCTATTACAGCATCTGGAATTTCTTTTCCGGGCCTACTTGCCAATCGACGCTTTAATTCAATTCTGTCGGGTGTTTCAAACACTACAGCAACGTGCTCATAGTCAGGCAACATATTAAATTTACGAGCTCGACTAGCAAGAGTTGTGCTAGTTTGATCCCAAATAATATCTCGACCCGCCTCGCGGGCCACAATAACTTCTTGTGCCATCAACTCTACAGCCCGTGGCATATACTCATTGAATACTTCACTATAGGTTTTACCCTCGGCGGCTGCATATTCTTCTACAAGACGATCTGTAGAAATGTAGGCACAATCTCGAGTCCAATCTTGATTGTTAATCCAAGTAGTTTTACCGCTACCCGGAACTCCTACTAATTGATAACATTTAGGCATATTCATACACTATTATAACATGTATTGATAACAATGTCAAAAGAAAACCCTACCGTACATTACATGCATTGGGTAGGGCCGTGTTATATGTAGATTAGGCTGTACGCTTAACCAAGTGATATCCAAATTGGGTTTGGACAGGGCCGACGACTGTGCCTACTTCACTGCCAAATGCAGCTTCTTCAAATGGCTTGACCATCATACCTCGGCTGAATGGACCAAGGTCTCCGCCGTTTTGGCCGCTAGGGCATTTGCTGTTGGCACGGGCCAATTGAGCAAAATCAGCACCTGCTGAGATTTGTTCTTGCAGGTTAACTGCTTCTGCCAATGTTGGCACTAAAATATGACTTGCTCTTACTTGCATGATTTTCCTTTTATAAATGGTCGGAATGGTGGGATTCGAATCCTTGTACTCTAAATTGGTGGGATTCGTTTTGAGGCCGGTCCCGGTGAGTAGATCACTACTTCCTGTTACATCGCAATCGTGTACTATTGCTCGCCCTAAGGGTTAGGTACCTACCTTAGCGACTCATACTGGATAATGTAACTTATCCGCTGCTCTTGGTCTCCAGTGTGGGATTCGAACTCACATTATTCCTCGTCCCAAACGAGGTGCCATAACCAGGTTAGGCGAACCGGAGAAATCTCTTAACATATTCGTCTATTGCGGGTTGTACCTCGACAACATAACGACTATGTACATAACTATGATGTGTAGGACAAAGCGGAACTAAATTGTTAGGATCATTATTCTCATGATTATGGTCATAATGATGAACTGCTACAATCTTATTCTCACCGCATACTACACACTTCTTTTCATGATGAAGAAAACAAATGGACTGATAGTTTTCACCTTTCCAATTACCGTTGCCTTCACCACTTCTAAAATGCTTGTTAGCACAACTACGACTACAGGTACCTTTTGATTCCTTATAGTTCTTTATTGGCTTACTACAAACCGCGCACTCAACTACATTAGTAGGATTCAAAAAACACGATGTTTCATGCTTCTTTATGTTTCCTACTGTAGTCTCTTTAGCACAATGTACACACCCTATCTTACGATTCATTGCTAACAAACCTGGTTTTGTTATTCTGTTTTTCATACTACTATTTATCATAGCGATACAAAAACGAGATTTTCCCAAAGCAGATGCGCTAACCAGGCTGCGCTACATTCCGAAAAACTTTTTACTTAAATGGAGGGCCGCTGACCCAACCAACTAAACTATATCTAACACCACTGGTTACTGGAGTAACTTCGTGAAGTGCGTAACTGGGGAAGAAAACAATGGTGCCTCGATCTTTACTGGGAGCATCTGGCTTTTCAGCAACGTGCAACAATAGATCACCACCTTCGTAATCTGTGGGTTCTGACAACAGTAAACTAAAGCTCAATTTGCGTGTTGTAAATGACTTATACAACATGTCGCAATGCTTCCCATAGTGGTCGTCTGTATCACCGATGTATTTGGTAAATTGTAGGCTATCAATGTTCTTCAAATCGTAGCCAAAGAACTTAGAATTAATATCAACTACAGCTTTGGTCAATCGTTGGAAGATCCAAGAATTTTCTGGCAACATACTATTGATCCAAGATACTTGGCAGCTTCGAACACCGTTATTCTTACCTGCTGTTCTACCTTCGTCCATGATTGAAGACAATTCTGCGTTTTCACCAGTTTCGATAATTTTATCTAATTCTTCTGTGGTAAAGATATTTGAAGCAAAGCACCATTGTTCTCTGGTGCCCATTTCATCTAGATACCAACTAGTCTGAAGAATGATTGGTTGTTGTTGGGTAGTGGTTGCCTCTACAGTTTCTTTCTTTGCACGAGGTTTTCTTTTTTTAGTAACTTCTACTACGTCGGCTTCGATGACATCTTGTGTATTTGACATATTTTCCTATTATGGTTATTTGGTACCTGAGACTGGACTCGAACCAGTATCGCTCTCCGTGTAAAGGAGACGTATCACCTCTCTACGCACTCAGGCTACTTAATTTGTTCTACGATTATACCTGACTTTTCTAAAAAGGTCAAGCCTGAATCGTCTCTATAATTCTCACTATAAAAAACTCTTTTTATTCCAGTTTGATGTATAAGTTTAGCACAATCTAAACACGGACTATGTGTAACAAACAAATCAGCATCTAATCCACTTTCACTGCTACGTGCTAATTTTGATATGGCGTTGGTTTCTGCGTGTAGCACTTCTGGTTTGGTTTTTAACTCTGGTTCGTTGTTGGTGTTATAGCCTACAACCACTTCGCAGTCGTTTTCCCAACCAGCAGGCATACCATTATAACCAATGCTTATAATTCTATTATCTTTAACTACGATAGCACCGACTTTCAAGCGACGAGCATGACTTAGTTCAGCAAATCTATGTGCTGTGTCTATGTAGGCCTGCTTGAACTTGTCTTTCATATTCATGGAGCGGGATGCGAGAATCGAACTCGCGACTTTAGCTTGGAAGGCTAAGGTAATACCATTTTACGAATCCCGCTTGGGTTATTTAAATTTATCTATAATATTCTTGAGTCTTACGTTTTCTGAATCTTGTTCATCTAAACAATACCATATAGGCATAGTTACTCTTACACCAGAGGTAATTAGATTAACACCGTGCTCATTTCTTGGATCGCTGTAATAACAAACCATTGACCCTTTCTTTGGAACACTTACATAGTCATCACCGTGTTCAGTTTTAATAAATGTTTCTCCGCCTTGATAGTCATCATTGAGGTAAGTAACACTGCTAAACTTTCTGCGCTGTAAAATATCATTAACTTCATAGCCGTCATCTTTATGACGATGCATCATTCTACCTGTTCTCCAGGTGACAATGTCAGTGAACTCGTTGTATGCAGTTATACCATAGGTGTCTCTAACCAATTGTTCTACACGAGTTCGATAGTCAAATATTTTCTTTTGTAGGTCCGGATCAGGGAGGGTATGCCAAAGCAATGCCTCACCCTGATGCCAGGGAAGCAAACTACCATCTACAGCATCCGGACCGGATTTGGCTAGAACAAACTGACAAATTTGATCACAGGTATCTGCATCTAATACATCATCAAATCTAAAGATGGTATTGCTACCTGTATCAACTTTATTCATATACTAATTTGTGGTGCCCCGGGGGTGAATCGAACACCCGACTACGGATTACAAAACCGTCGTTTTACCACTAGAACTAACGGGGCTTAATTTTATTTATTTGTGTCGTCCGTGGCAGTTTTAGTATTTTGGCTAGACTTTGCAACTTCGTTAAATGCTTCATCTTCGTTTTGTTGATCCTCGATTACACGGGGATCGGGCTTGCGAAAAATAGCATCGAAATTATTACCGAACTGTTCTTGGCTAACGCTGTATGGACGCGGACGTGAACCTTTGCTCATCGAATTTTCCTCAAATAATCAAAACCGATTTTACCTTCTTGAATTTCTTTTAATGCTAGAACATTTGGAGTGGTACTGTTAGAATTATCTACCAACGGGCGACTACCACGCTTCAATTCGCGAGCACGAATAGC